AACCATTTTAGAGTGAGGAAAGATTATAAAAAACTACTTAGAAATAAAATATTTCATAAGAAAGGTAGATGAGAATGTTGTGGAAAATAGCGGAAAGTTATGTAGATAGCAAAGAAAAACATTCAATTGTTACATTAGATAAATTTGGTGAGGATGAGATTGAGGAATTACAATGTGCTAATTTAAATATTCAGAAAATAAATGAATTGTACTTTATTAAAAATAACTTTGATACAGCATATAATTTTTTTGACAAATACTTCATTGATATGTTAAAGAAGAATGCAATGTTAGAAAAGGATATAATCATTTATAATATTAAAATATTTTTGTATTCAGGTTTAGAATTTATTGATACTTGCGAAAAACTTA